TGCCGATTACCCGGCGGCGGGATATGTCAAGATCGACAGCGAGGTGATCCAGTACACCACGCTTTATGAAAGCACGGGCGGGAATCTCTATTTTGGCGGCCTCACGCGCGGGGCGGCGGGCACCACCGCGGCGGCGCATAGCCAAAATGACCGCGTGCAGCGGGTGCTTTACTACAGCGCGGAACCGTTCCACGAGATTCTTTACGATCTGCTTGTGAATTGGGGCGGCATCCCGGCCAGTTATATCGACTTCGACGCATGGACGGCGGAACAGTCCGTTTACCGTCTGGATTACAATTTCACGGCGTTCATTGCAGAACCGACGAAGATTGACGAATTGGCTGGCGAGGTGTGCCTGCAAGCCTTGTCAAATGTCTGGTGGGATGAGCGCACGCAGCAAATCATGCTCCGCGCCATGAAGCCCGAGCCGTCGCCGTATCTCCTGACGGATGACGATGCAATCATCGCCGGGTCATTCTCCATTCAAGAAATGCCGGAACAGCGCGCTTCACAGGTGCGTGTCTATTATTCGCAACGGACACCGGTTCCAAGCGTAACCGAGAAAACCAATTACGCCCGCGTTGCCATCTATATCGACGTTGACAAGCAAGTGCAGTATGGCGGCGAGCCACAGGTTAGGGAATTGTTCTGCCGGTTTCTGGCCTCCCAGGCGATTGCCAACACGGTGGCGCAAACATACCTGACGCGGTTTTCGGACGTGCGCCGGGAAATCGTGTTTGACCTTTCGCCCAAGGATGCCGTGAATATCTGGACGGGGTCCATTGTCACCATCCGGCACTTTCTCGACGTGGATTTCACGGGCGCGGCGCGCGACGGCGAATGGCTTGTTACGTCAGCCGAGGTTGCGCGCAATGGCCTGACATACCGATTCACGGCGGAAGACAATGAAAAGGGCGGCACCCTTTGGGTGTGGCTTGATGATTCCGGCAACGATGCCAGCGGCAGCCCGCAGGATTACGTTTGGCTTGATGACACTGGCGACGATTTGATTGGCGACCCACAACCATACAGGTGGCTTTGATGACAACTTATAGTTCAATTTCTAATGCATCTCTGGCCGTTGGCGCCATCCCCTCAAGTTCCGTTGTGACGGCGTTGAGAGACAACCCGATCGCCATGGCGGAGGCGGCATCAGGTGCGCCCATCAACGTGGCCGGATGGCATCCGGTGGACAAGGTGACGGTTGGCGATGGCAAGACCGGCCTGATTTATGACTTTTCGACAAGCGGGGCGGTTGGTTCCGTTGTCACGCCTGACTTTGAAGATGGCTATGAATACCGCGTTGTGGCGGTTGATATGGTGAACTCAAACAGCGGATCAAGTGTCGCGTTGGATTTAGACGGCTATTTTGCTACGACGGGCGCTTATCGGCGTTTACGTTATGGATCAAGCGGGGCAAATAACACCCACGCTTGCGATTTGGAAATACTTTTGCCGCGGATCGCTACAAAGGCACATCTTGTCAATGGGTGGGTTTCCCGGGATTCGGATTTTTCCAACGTGGCGGTTGACTCTCTTTCCTTTAACTTCACGGCTCAAAAACTCACACGTGCGCGGGTAAAATTTTCTGCAAACAACATTGCCGGCGGGAAAGTGTATTTCTTCCGCCGCCGTGATTTTGCTTCATCACCGTAATGGGCGCTCAATATTGCGCAACTTATTATAGAAGGTTCACGTTGAAAAAACGGTGCATTGGCGTATGATGCCCGGCCATGTCCTCCGTTGTCCAAACACCGCGCAAAGACTTTTATGTGCATATCGGGGCGCCGGACCCGATCATCGTTCGCTATCGCGCGGGCGGCTCCGGGGGCACGCTCGAGTCCTTCGACTCGACGCTGAAATTCACGTTTGACACGGGCGCGGGCGATGTGGTGCTAGGCGTTGGCACCGGAATCACGATTTCGACCGATGAGACGGTTTCAAATGCACGCGCCACCATTCAATTGACCGTGGCGCAATCCCGCCTCATCCCCGAGGGGCCGCTTTCCCGCTATGAAATCCAGCGCATCACCGATGGCCGCGAGGAAGTATTCCTCATGGGCACGCTCATAGGCGAGGGGGGAGACAACCCCGATGTCTGATGTGGTGGAAGTCTTCGGGGATGGCGCCTCGCAGATAGAGGTAATCACCACGGACGAAAACATCGTTGAAGTGGTGGTGCCAGGCCCGGCGGGACCGGGTGGCGGCCCCACAGGTCCGACAGGTCCAACCGGGGCGACGGGGCCGACCGGCCCGGCTGGCGCATCGGGAGCAGCCGGAGCGGCTGGGGCGACTGGTCCCACGGGTGCGACCGGCCCAGCCGGTGCTACTGGTCCCGCCGGGGCAAATGGCGCGGCGGGGGCCACAGGTCCCACGGGGCCGCAAGGCGACACAGGCCCGGCAGGTGTAACGGGACCGGCGGGCGCGGCGGGGGCCACGGGTGCCACGGGTGCCATTGGTCCGACCGGCCCGGCAGGGGCCACAGGCCCGACCGGCCCGGCGGGGGCTGACGGCTCCGGCGTCACTTGGCTTGGCCCTTGGGACAACGGGACAGCCTATGTCGCCAATGATGCCGTCGAATATCTCGGCTCATCGTGGATCGCCAACACGGGCAACACGAACAAGACGCCGGGTGTTGACCCCGAATGGGATTTGTGGGTCCAGAAGGGTGTAACGGGGGCTACTGGTCCGGCAGGCGCCACTGGTCCCACCGGCGCGACGGGGCCGGCAGGTCCGACAGGTGCCAATGGTGCCGCCGGCCCCACGGGGGCAACTGGGCCGACGGGCGCAGCTGGCCCGCAAGGCGACGCCGGGCCACAAGGCGCGGTTGGAGCAACGGGGCCGACAGGCCCAACCGGCCCGGCTGGGGCCAATGGGGCAGCTGGGCCAACCGGAGCGACAGGACCGGCAGGTGTCACGGGTGCCACCGGACCCACAGGAGCCACCGGGCCAACGGGTGCGCCTGGCAGCGGTGTCGCGTGGCAAGGCGCATGGGATTCGGGAACCGCCTACGTCACGAATGACGGCGTAGAGTATCAGGGTTCCTCATGGATTGCGAACACGGGCAACACCAACAAGATTCCGAGCATTGACCCTGAGTGGGACTTGTGGGTTTCAATCGGCGTCACGGGCGCAACGGGTCCAACCGGCCCGACCGGCCCCGCTGGCGCGACCGGGTCAACTGGTCCGGTGGGCGCAACCGGCCCGACCGGCGCGACAGGTCCAGCAGGGGCCACAGGGCCAACCGGAGCCACAGGCCCGACAGGTGCCACTGGGGCGACCGGACCCGCTGGCCTCAACTATCTTGGCGCCCATGACAACGGCACGGCCTATGTGGTGGATGATGTCGTCACCTCGGGCGGCTCATCCTATGTCTGCATCGCGCCAACCACGGGCAACGCGCCGCCAAACGTCACCTACTGGGAAGTGCTTGCATCGGTCGGTGCGACCGGGCCAACGGGCGCCACAGGCCCCACGGGGCCGCAGGGCAACGCCGGCACTGTAGGCGCAACCGGCCCGACCGGCGCCACCGGCCCCACTGGCGTGACGGGGGCCACAGGGCCAACCGGGACCACAGGCGTGGCCGGATCGACCGGCCCGACAGGCGCAACCGGAGCCACCGGCCCCACAGGCGTCACCGCTGGCATTCGGCTCACTTATTCGACCACGACAACGGACGCGGACCCCGGCAGCGGAACATTCCGGCTCAACAATGCCACGCCTGCCTCAGCAACCGCTGCCTATATCGACAACCTAGACGCTGGCGGCGCGACCATTAGCGGCATCCTTGACCTGTTCGATGACAGCACTAGCACGGTGCGCGGGTCTATCCGATTCCAGAAGGCAACCGACCCCACGGTATGGGCGAGGTTCAATGTTACGGGCTCAGTGGTTGACGGCACGGGCTACCGGAAACTGACGCTGGCAAGCGGCGCGGGTTCAGGCGCATTTACGAATGCTGATGTGTTTGTCGCTGAATTTTCGCGCACTGGCGATCTCGGCACAACCGGCCCGACAGGGGCCACCGGCCCGACAGGGGCCACCGGGCCAACTGGTGTTACAGGGGCCACCGGGCCAACGGCATATCCTGGCGCTGGCATCGCGGTTTCGACAGGTTCCGCGTGGACTACCTCCAAGACATCCCCAAGCGGTGCCATCGTTGGGGACACGGACACGCAAACGCTCAGTGGAAAGACGCTGACGGACCCGGCCATCATCGGGGCCATTGCGGAAGACGTCTACACCATCACGGACGGCGCGGCGTTCGAGATTGACCCCAGCAACGGGACGATGCAAAACGTCACGCTGGGCGCAAGTCGCACGCCGAAGGGGACGAACTTTGCAGCGGGCGAGAGCGTCACGCTTCGCATCAAGGACGGCACGGCCGACACGATTACGTGGACCGACAGCACGTTCGGAACGGGCGGCGTCATATGGGTGGGAGGCTCTGCGCCCACGCTCGATCCGACCAACTGGACGGTTGTCGTGCTGTGGAAGGAAGGCAGCCAAGTCTACGGCAAATACATCGGGACGGTGGCCTGATGGTAACGCTTGCTCGGAAGCTGATGGATGCCCCGGCAAGCGGTGCCGGGCCTGTTGTAATTGAACGAACCGCAGACCCCGCTGGTGTTGCCCACAGTTCTGACGTTGTAACGTACAGCAGCCAGTCCATCGGGTCTGCCACAAGCGACCGGATTATTGTTGTCACGGTGCTTTCGGAAAAATCAACCGCTGCGCCTGTGAGCGCAACGATTAACTCTGGCGGTGGCCCCGTTTCTATGAACTCGACGGCGACCGGAAACTTTGGGATAACCTATTCAAAAATTTTCTATCTTGCTGTGTCAACCGGGACAACGGCGACAATAGCGGTGACGTTCACTGGTGGCAGTAGCGTCGGCAGTTCCCAAAACAAGATTGTTGTCTATAAAGTGACTGGCGCGGATGCCACGCCCGCGACGTCTGGAACAGACGGTTCAACGGATATGGACGCGACAGACCCGCTAACGACGGGTTCAATCTCAATTCCTACCGATGGCGGGTTTATCGGTGCTGTGTGTAGCGCGACACAGACGACAACTCACACGTGGACTAATGCAACGGAAGATTTGGACGCAAGCGGCGGAAACTTCCGATACTCGACAGCGACCAGAACAACGCCGGGAACCGTTACCATCACTTGTGAGGCGGTGGCCGGAAACGAAGATGGTGCGTTGTCCTTTATTGTCTTTGACCCGGCATAGGGAAAGTTACGATGAAATATCTTAGAGCCAAAGGCGACAAGACCGACTATCCGTTCAGCTTGTCAACCTTGAGAGTCGAAAACCCGAACACGTCTTTTCCCAGGGAAATGACTGACAGCATTCTTGCTGAATATGGAGTGTTCCCGGTCAAGGAATCCGAGAAGCCGGAAACGACTGTCTATGAAAAACTGGTTGAAGGGGCGCCGGTTCTCATCGACGGCGAGTGGAGACAGGTTTGGGAGAAGCATCCGGCAGATGTGCCCGGCAGTGTCTCGGCTGCGCAGATAAGGATATTCCTGCACAATGCGGGAATGCTCGAAGGTGTCGAGGCCAAGATTGCATCCATGTCAAAAGAAGCACAAATTGCTTGGGAGTACAGCACGGAGGTGCAGCGAGCGAGCCCGCTTCTTGAAGAGGTGGCGAAGGTGTTCCAGTTGACGCCTGAACAGATCGACCAGTTCTTTATTGAGGCTAGTTACCTTTGAGATTCCATCTTGTCAGCCTCCCCCACACCCACACGACCGATGCGTATAGTGCCTGCGCATTCACTGAGAAGATCCGCAAGTTTTCCATTATGATGACCCGCCTTGGGCATCAGGTGTTCCTCTATGCCGGCGCACAGAACGAGGCCCCTTGCACGGAGCATGTCGCGTGCATCAGCGAAGATGACCGGCGCAAGGCGGTTGGCGATTCTCACTACTGCCTCGCATCCTTTGATGCCAACTTGCCGCACTGGCGCACGTTCAATGGGAACGCCATCCGCGAGATCGGCAAGCGCATCCAGCCGCAGGACTTTATCTGTGTCATCGGCGGCTACTCACACAAGGCCATTGCCGATGCCTTCCCGGCGCACATGACGGTGGAATTTGGCATTGGCTATCCCGGCACCTTCGCCAAGTATAGGGTCTTTGAATCCTACGCATGGATGCACACGGTTTATGGATCGCAGGCCGGCAACCCCGGCGCGGCGGATGGCGTGTGGTTTGATGACGTGATCCCCGGCTATTTCGAGGTTGAGCGGTTCCCGTTCTCTGCCGAGAAGGATGATTACTTTTTCTTCATTGGCCGCCTTATCGAGCGCAAGGGCTACGCCATCGCGGTCGAGACGTGCAAGCGCATCGGCGCCAGGCTTTTGATTGCCGGGCAGGGCGCACCGCCTGAGTATGGGGAATATCTAGGCGTCATCGGCCCCGAGGAACGCGGGCGCGTCATGGCGCGGGCGCGGGCGGTGTTCGTGCCGACAACCTATATTGAGCCCTTCGGCAACGTCGCGGTTGAGGCGCAAGGGTGCGGCACGCCGGTGATCACGACCGATTGGGGCGCCATGACCGAAACCGTAGAGCATGGTAAGACCGGGTTCCGGTGCCGGATGCTTTCGGAATTTGTGGAAGCCTGCGACAGAGTGTCAGAACTGGACCCGCATTACATCCGCGAGCGTGCGCAGCGGCTCTATTCCCTTGATACGATTGCGGAGCGATATGACCGCTATTTCCGGCGGCTTCTCACGCTATGGGGCAACGGTTGGTATAGTTGAACCGTCCGTGAACTGCTCAATATTGCCCAATTAAAAACGCAAGTTGCTTGTGCTAAATTACCTTCGGCAACGAGGCGAGAATGACCCCCAATGCTTTCGAGATTCTTGGCGCAATTATGCAGTGGGTTATCGCACCCGTTGCCGCGTTTGTGTGGTTGATCTACGTGAAGCAGCAAACCCATTCCACACAGATCGCGGTCCTGCAAGCCGAGGCCATTGCGGCGAAAATCGCCCATGACCGCGAGATCCGCGAGATCAAGGAAACCGCCAACGCCATTTTCAGCGAGATCAGTTCCATTGAGGAGGCATTGCGCAAATGAAGATTTCACGCGCCGGGCTTGAACTCATCAAGCGTTGGGAAGGCTGCGAACTCAAGGCGTACAAGGACAGCGTTGGCGTCTGGACTATCGGTTATGGCCTCACCTCTGCGGCGGGGATTGTGCCCGTCAAGGAAGGCATGGTCATCACGCAACAGCAGGCGGATGACTACCTGGCGCGAGCCCTCGGGCAATACGAAAGCGCAGTTGTGCGGGCGATCAAGAGGCCCCCGACGCAGGCGCAATTCGATGCCATGGTGAGTCTTTGCTACAACATCGGGACCGGGGCTTTCGCCGGGTCCACGCTGGTGCGCCGCTTCAACGCTGGCGACATTGCGGGCGCCGCCGATGCGTTCCTCATGTGGAACAAGGCGGGCGACAAGGAACTCAAGGGGCTGACGAACAGGCGCAAGGATGAGCGGGCATTCTTCCTCCGCGCGTCTCCCGCAGCCACCGCCCCCGCGCCCATCCCGCCGCCGCCCGACATCGAACCCCCGCAGGACCCCGATTCCCGCATCGTGGACAACGCCCCGCCGCCCGCTGCCAACATGGGCAAGGGCATTGCGGGCGGGCTTATCGCCGCGCTCGGCGCCGCCTTCGCCGCCTTTTTTTATTGGATGACGAAAGGATAACCCATGGAAACGCTTAAGGGCTATTGGGCCGCCTTCTCTGCCCGTGTTGGTGCCCGCAATGCCGCCCTCGTGGCGGGCTTCGCGGTGGTGCTGGTGGTGGCGCTCATCGTGGCGGCATCGTGAGGCTGCCATGATGGTCCAGAACTGGCGCGACGCCTGGAAATGGTTTTCGGTGCAGGCATTCGCCGTCATCATCGCGCTTCCCGCCGTGTGGATGGCGCTGCCTGCCGATGTCAAGGCCATGGTGCCCGATGGGTGGGAAAAGTGGATTGTGATGGGCATTGCACTGGCGGGGCTCTTTGGCCGCCTCATTGACCAGCAGAAAGCCCCCCCCGCGTGATTGCAGCAATCGTCAAGTTTTTGACGGGCGGTTTCGTGGACCGGATTTTCGGCATCGCGGAAACGTACATCAAGACCGAGGGCGATAAGGCAAAGTTCAAGGCCGAGGTGCAGTCGGCAGCCAATGAGGCGGCGGCCAATGTCGAAAAGGCATGGGCCGAATCCGCCGCGAAGATTGCCGCCAGCACGCAAGACGCGCTCAAGGCGTCTCCCATCCTTCAGCGCGCGTGGGCGGTGGTGCTGTTCATGCAACTCGTGGTGCTTGTCTGGTATCAGGCGGGCGCCCCTGCCTATCAGGTGATGACGGGCACGCCGTGGCCCGCGCCTATGGCATCAATCGAGTGGGCATATTTTTTGATTGGCGCCATGGTTGGCGCTGGTCCGCTCGTGTTCAAGAGGTGACGCAATGCGTTCTGCGCTCGTGGCCGTGCTTGTCCTCATCGCATCGCCCGCGCTCGCGCAGGAAAGCCCATGCGGCCCCACAGGCAAGGTAGAGGCCCGCATAGCCAAGGAATACGGCGAAAGCCTTGTGGGCGCAGGCATCACGCCCGGCGGCGTTCTGTTTACCACAATGAACCCGCAGACGGGCAGCTTCTCGATTCTGCTTCGCCGTCCAGACGGCCAAACCTGTGTGCTGATGGGCGGCACCGGGTACGCCATGCAAGACCCTGAGAAACCCGGAGTAAAACTATAATGCGTATCGTCCTGATGTGTGTTGCGTTGTGCTTCCTTGCCGTGCCTGCCTTCGCGCATTCTTGGTATTCGGAAAAAACCGACCCAGTAACTAAGCGTGGGTGCTGCGGAATTCGGGATTGCAATAAGATTGTACTGACCCCAGAAAACTATACGCCAGTTGATGGCGGGTTCCGCATCAGGTTAACGGAAGAGCAGGCCAAGCAAATCAACCCAACGAGGCACGATGCGCTTGATATTTTTGTGCCCGACAACCGCGTGCAGCCGTCAGAAACCGGCGACTATCATCTGTGCATCCCGAATTTCAACGGGGTCACTTACGGCGATTTTTATTGCTTCTTCGCTCCGGGGATGTGGTGATGGGGAACCTTATCAAGCGCGTTCCTACTCAGGCGGAAATCAAAGAACTATTCCACTATGACCCGGAAACAGGCGTGTTTGTTCACTTGCAATCGCGTGGCAAGGGAAAGAAGGGGCGACCAGTCGGGAAGGTGAATTTCCACGGCTATGTTGAAATGCGCGTGTTGAATAAGTTATTCACTGCGCACCGATTAGCTGTCCTTTACATGACGGGCGAGTTGCCCATGCTTCCCTTCACTGTGGATCACATCAACGGCAACCGCCAGGATAACAGGTGGTGCAATCTCCGTGTTGCAGACTACCGCCAGCAGTCATGGAATGCCCCTGCGCATCGTCACAATAAATCCGGCCTCAAAGGTGCTTGGCCGTGCAAGCAAACTAGCCGCTGGGTCTCCATGCTTCAGGATGGACCTCGCCGGATTTGGCTTGGCCGCTTCAATACGGCAGAGGAAGCGCATCAGGCATGGATTAAGGCGGCGACCGATTTGCGCGGGGCAGAATGGGTCAATAGAGCTGCGGCGGCATGACCCATGCGCCGCATCCGATACCGATTCAAGCACAATCGCGGATGCTGGGGCAAGGCATGGCCGCACCAATCCAGAATCGAAATTGACCCATCCCTCGATGAAAAGACAACCCTGGACATTGCCTTGCACGAGGGCTTGCACGTCCTCTTTCCGATCATTGACGAAACCGAAATCAACGCGGCGGGCAAATCCCTTGCAGACCTCCTATGGCGCATCGGGTGAGCATCCTTCCTCCGCTGCGGCTAGTCGTGGTCGAGTCGCCATTCGCCGCCACGCCATACCGATCCCGCGCGCAAAATCGGGAATATCTCAGGATGGCGATGGCCGATTGCATCAGGCGGGGCGAGTCGCCTATGGCCTCGCACCACCTCTTGCCGGAAATCCTAGAGGATGCGGACCTTTTCGAGCGGGCATTGGGCATCCGGGCAGGGCTTGCGTGGGGGCAACATGCGGCGGCGTGTTGCGTCTATGGCCAGCTAGGCGTATCGCCAGGCATGTCTCAGGCCATCGCTCACTATAAGGCCGCCGGCAAGCCCATAGAATGGCGCGGCATCCCCGAGATGGAGTTTCGGCGCATCCTGGCGATGGAGGGCTAGGGCTTGCTGATATAGGCGCGGAGGGCAGCGGCGATGTCTTGCGCCTGCAAGCGCATCAGGCCACGGGTTTCGTCTGCCCCTTCCTGCCATGCCTCATATGCGTTTCGCTCCGCCACCCTCGTAGCCTGCTCCATTGCTATGTCGAGGGCGATGGAGGCGGCGCGAGCGCAGCATTCTGTCAAAAGATCTATCTGGCGAGGGGAGGTGACAAAGCCGGTGTCTTCTTCCCTGCCAAAGTCATTCATCTGGACTTTGAGCATAATCGCCCTCGCCATCTTCTCTATTAGTGCGTCACGGTCAGGGGTCATGGCTTCACCTCGGGGAGGGGGAGGCCATGATTGGCAAAATCCCCATGATAACGGTTGCGGGCGTTCTGTGCAGCCTCAGCCGCCAGTTCCTTTGTGCCAAATAATCCAACGTGATTGCTGCGACCTTGGACTTTGACGCTGGCTTGCCATTTCTGGCTCTTCTTGCTCCATGTTACACCTTTGTATCCGCTTGTATTTGCGGAGGACATTAGTGCGTTCCGGCTATTTTGGGCGGCGTTCACAACGCGCAAATTTGCAATGCGGTTATTGCTGCGGCAGTTGTCGATATGGTCAAGAAACCCGCTTGGCCATTCGCCATGTGTCAAAAGCCATGCAATCCGGTGAGCCATATACATCTTTCGCTTTATTTGGACTTTGACATAACCGGTATATGCCACTGACCCGGCAACACTACCCGCAGGCATCGACCCGTTTTTCTGGGGCTCCTTCCACGTTAGCAATCCAGTCTCTGGGTCGTAGTTGAGGAGTTGTTTAAACACATCTATTGGCAGCCGCGCGTCATCTTTCATCGGGGGAGCCTCCACCACCTCGGGCGGGATGCGCTCGGCAAGTTCATCCTTGTCCATCATTCTTCTCCTTGTTCTCGGGTGGCAGTTTCGCATACCACGCTCTGTCAAACTCAAACATTGCGTCTGACGGGCTGTCTCCAAATCCGGCGACGCCGTCTTGCAGACTTTCGCCGTACAGCGCGCACCATTTGTTGCCGTCGATGAATACGCGCGGCTTCCAGACTACACACGGGCGCGTCATCTCTTCTCGCACTTTGTAGCTATCGTCGTCTGTCATCATGCTTTCTCCTTGCTCTTGGGCGGCGGTGGGCGCAAGGCACTGGTCGCGTGCGGTATGCGCGCAGTTGGGCCATGTTCAAATATCACTCATCATTCCCTCCTGCCTGGATGATGGCGGCGCGGACGGCGCAATCCTTGGCTTCCGCTTTGAGTGTGCGGCCTTCCCAATGGCGCACATAATCCATGACGGAAGGATTGTGTGCCGCCGCCTCTGCTATGCCGCTTGTCCGCAGCCTCTCCACCTCTTCCTGTAGGACGGTGATGGTGTCGGCGGCTTCGTTCATCGTGTCGCGCCATCCAAGACTCCCGCACTCGTGAGCCTGTTCCGCGTGTTCTCGCAGCCTCTCTACAATATCACTCATCATTCCCTCCTGTCTTGGTGATGGCGGCGTGGGCTTCCATCTGCGCTACGACCATCTGCTCGTGAAACCTGTTCATTATCTCCGCGCACACGGCCTGCCACGCCATGCCAGGGTTCTTGCGTATCCACTTGTGATAGGTGGACATGGCAGCGCGCCATTGTTCTTCTGTGATTTCCTCAGGTTCCAGCATTTTTCCACCTCCTGCACGCCGGGTCTTTGGCCCGCACATCGCTTCCCCTGCCGCCCGTCCAATATAGCTGCATCAGTTCGCACTTGAGGTAGGTCTTTGCCAGTCTGTTGCGGTAGAGATGCTGGCAGGTTCCGCAAGTCTCACCTTCCGGCCCTGTGCCTGGTTGGGCAGCATGACCGCGTGGGGTGGGCGTGCCGCGCTTGCCTTTGGCCTTCAGCTTGGGAAGTGGGATGCCAAGGCCAAACATATCACTCATCCTGCCCTCCTGCCTTGGCAATGGCGGCGCGGACGGCGCAATCCTTGGCTTCCAGCAGCTTCCGTAGGGCAGCCGTGCGCTCCGGGTTGCGTGGCAGTTCACTGACGATCTTGTGAGCAAGTTCGCCAAACGGCTGGCTGATAGCCTGCAAGTGCGCGGGAAGGTGAGAGTAAGCAAAAAACTGCATTAGAGGCTCAGTCATTTTTTGATCCTTTCTGGTTTGGGGTGCGATAAAATTCTCTAAGCGGGGTCAGTGGCTCTAATTCCCCAAACCTGACGCCTAAAGCCTTGATTTGTGGGATAGGGGCAAGTCCTGGTGGGCCTACCACCATTGTTATTTTTCATTTGTTTTCAACGTCGTTTTCCCGCGCAACCTTCATGGCACGGGCAAGATCGGCCTGAGTGAATGGGGCGGGTCTACGGCTCATCGCTCTACCGTCCTTCCGTCCAGTGTCCGCTTCCATTTCGACTTACGGCTACCCGGCATGACAGGCCCCTCCTTGCGAATGCCACGGTGCTTGTCTTGCTGCCTGACCGTTTTCGCGGCCTTGGGGGTGTCGTGCTTGGTACTCTTGAATTTATGACAACGCGGGCATACGCAAAGGCAGTTATCAAGACCAGAGTCCCGAGAATTGGCCCATAACACAGCATGGTCAAACTCGACCCCGTAACCCAAATCAGCTTCGCAGCGTTTGCCATCGGGTAGCCCATAGAGTTGGCCTATTGCCTCACAGCGAAGCCCCGAGCGTGCCAGAGCCTCGCGCTTGACGGGTTTAGAGAAATAACGGCTCATTACTCGCAGCCCGGCTTTGGCATTACCCATGTCCGGCTGAGATGTGTATGCGGGCTATCCCCTCCCTTGGCCTGCTCAATGCGCGATTCCTTGAAAGTCATGATCGGATGCACGAATCTATATTTCGTGTACCCGCCACGATTCTCGATCCAACCGCGCTCCACCAATGCGCGGGCGTTCGCGTGAACCTTGCTTGGGTGCCGTAACATCCGCCAAGCAACCTCGCGGAAATTGATTCCAAAATCCGCATCGTGCGGCTTGTGGCTGACTAACCAGCGGTAGACTTCCGCCTGATCCGGCGTCATGCCATATCGCGGGCGACCGTCAACGGGCTGGCCAAGGGGGAAGGCGGGAACGGTGCGCTCGGAAATCAGATAGGCAAAATTCATGCAATCCTCCAGACACGGACACCCTTAACGCCACCAACAATCACAGACCGCCGCTTGAATTTCATTGGGCGATACCAGTTGCCAGTTTTTCGCATTGATTCAGTGGTCTTTCCGGCGGCAAAAAAACTATCCCCTACGGCCATCTGACGCCACGGGTACATGGGTGGTTTTCCGCACGGGCGGTTGTCTGTATGGTCTTGCCAAGTCATGCTGCCGCCCTCGCTTCGTTGGACTTGGCCGGATCAATGCCAGTCTGTTCCGCCACGTAGGCAAAGACCTTTTCAGCCACTTGCAGAAACTCTTTCTTGAGAAGCACGCGCCGCGCCATGCTCCGCGCGGTGTAGACCGTCACCACATCGCCGCGCGGAATGGCGATGCAGTATGCGTCCCGCACCTTGAAGGCATTGGCGATGCCTGGCGCTGCGGACTTAGACCCGCACGCAATGGTCATGGCGTCACAATGGCCGATGGCAATCAGGGCGTGCTTGCGAAGAATCTCCGCGTTGGGCCACCGCTCGCGCATGGCATCGGGCAAGCTCTCCCATGTGTCGCGCAGGGCGGCAAAGAAACGGCGGCGCATGGGATCGGCGCTCATGTAGTCGCCAGTGACAAGGCAACCGCAATCGGGGCAGTGAATGTCTGTCACAGCCCTTCGCCCTCTTCACAGTCTATCGTGACACGGACGCAGGCGATGCGATCCGGGTTGCTCCCATTGTCAGCGAGGTGTTTCTGTGAATATATCCCGCAAAAGTGTTCATCTTGATAGATGTTTATCCAGTAGTCCCGCTTGATGCGGCGCACGACTTCAATAAGGTCTTCGGGTTCCTTTTTACCATCAAAATAGTAACATCCGCTGTAAACCCAGTTTGAACTACCCCACACACCATCAGTGAGTATTGCGCCATGCACGGGATACATTCCTTTTGGTTCAATCGCGTAAATCCGCACATCACGCCCGTCTCGCGTGCGGTACTGCTTGCCAATTTCAATCTTGCTCATTGCCTTACCTCCACAGATTTGCGTTTCAGCGACCGTTCCGGCTCGCACCGATACTCGACACCGCCAATCACGCCTTGCAGCACCTCGGATTCCTGGCGGGCCATCGCAGCACGTCCTGCGCACGATTGCAGGCTAAGGCCAGTGCGCTCTATGTAGGCGTCACCAGATAGGAGGAAGATGGCGAGAAGGGTATAGGTCACTGCCCCAACCCCCGCTCGATGCACTCAATCTCTTTCTTCACGCCAAGCGCATCCGTTTTTGCCCGCGCCCAAAACTCTTGCAGCGGCACCCGATTGGAATTCTTCCACTGCAAAATCTCGTGGGGTTGCATGGTCTTGAACCGCTCAAGGATCATGTCGGCGGCCTTGGCAAGCGGGATGCGCTCAAGGCCGTCGCCCATGTCGAACATGATCGCCTCGGCCCCGCCAATCATCGCCAGCCGGGATTCAACGTTGGCCTTCTCCGCGATCTCGGTGGCGGTCAGGTCCAGGGTCTTGGCCCGGTCCAGTTCCTCGTCGGAATAGATGGCGCTCAAGTCTTCCGGCCATGCCCGGCGGATGGCCTGTGCCTCGGCGCACTTCGCCAGCATCAACCGCGCCATCTTGCGCCAGTTGTCCTTATTGGGGTCCAGTTGCATGGTGCCGTCTTTACGAAACGAGCGCCGGCCATCCTCGCCGTTGACCCATTTGCCGCCCTCGACAATCGGGGCAAACTCATCCCAATAGGCAACCGCGGCGACCTCGTGCCATTGCCCATGCGAGTGCTGATAAACGGACACCTCCGCAGAGATAAGCCCAAGCGGATTCTTGGCCTCATCGACCAACGCCGGGTCATAGGTAAAGCGGGGCGCCCGCGTGTCGGGGCGATATTCTCCCGAGCGTTTCGCAACCGCGCGAAATCCGTCAATGCCCACCACAATCGACATGCGCCGGCGATCAGGTTTGTCCTTGGAAAAGACAAAGGCATAGATTTGTTTCCGCAGCGGATCGAGGCCGAGTTGCGCCGAAACGTGCAAGAACTGGTCAAACTCAGTCTGGTTGCAGTCCGGGTTCATCCGCTGGATGAGTTGGATTTGCGAGGCTTGAAACGCCTTGGACAGCGGGACAATGTTGCTCATGTGCTCACCTGTATTGTTTCTCCGCCGTTACTCATCATCGCGCCGGGGACATCGCGGCCTCCCTTGATCGCGTCGGCAACCGCTTTCTTGTCAAGTTTCGGATCGGCTGGTTTCCAGAACTCGGATGGGATCGCCGCTTCATCCAGAATCAACACGGACGGAGGAACTGCCTTGCGCGAGATCGTGCCCGCTGGCGTCTCAAGTTTCTTGATCTCGCCCGAGGACATCGCCGCCAGGATGGCAACACGCCGCATCCCGATGCGCTTCTCGACGCGGTCTTTCCGGTCGCGCAGCTTGTCCATCAATTCGGAAATGCCGTTGACGGATGCCGCGTCAATGACGTTCTGTTCCGCTGCAAGGCGTATCAACCCTTCAAGGTCAATCTCGCCTTCTATCGTGTCGTGGATCACGTCCACGTCATCGCCCGCGATCTCGCGCAACTGTTCCTTGAGGATGTCAGCGGCCTGTGTGGCGCGGTGGAGGAGATAATCAACGTCAGCCATGCTATGCAGCCTCCGCGCCGGTGTCAAAGTCCACAATCTCGTTCATGTGCATAGTCCCTCGGTTGAGTTTCCGGCAGTGGCGTGCTTGCCCACATCAGGGCAGCTTCAAATTCCGTGGCGTCTGGATGGTCACGCATGTATTCCGCAATGAATTGGTCGCGCTCGGCTTCCAGATACTCGGTATCAACCTGTGTGATGGCGTATCTCATCAGCGGTCCCCGGTTTCATGCCGCTTGAGCATGTTAAAGATGCGATCTGTGATCTGTCGCATGTCGTATTTTTCGTCTGTCAGGACGAGTTCAGCAGCAAGCGCATTGGCTTTATCGAAGATTGTCACAAGTTTCTTGTACTGAGCGTTTGTCATCAGCGTTCCTCCATGAACTCAGCGCGGGCAATAAGCCGCTCCATCGGGGT